ATATTACCAGAAGCAACATTTGCTCCAATATTAATTGTTTCACTATTACTTCCACTAATAGTTGTAATAGTTTTAGTTAAAGGACCACCTAAATCAATTGTGTTACCTGCACCTATAGTTATAGCATTACCATCATTTAATGTTAAAGAATCAACTATTGGTGATAAGTCAACTGTATATGCTGAAAGAGTATCATTTCTATTAAAATATATTGTATTACCATCTAAGGTAGTTCCTGTTGTATAAAAATTATTTATACCACTTAATTGACTTCCATCACCATAATATGTTGTGGCTGATATTGAACCATTAACTGTTAATCCTGAGAAATTATCAATTATTGTATTAATTGTTGTTCCTGAATTATTAGTTAATGTTAAAATATTATTATTAAATGTTGCTCCAGTTATATATGTATCATTAAAAAATGAATCATCTAATGATATTACTTTTGTATTACCTGAAACTGTTGTTACCTCAATTGGATAAATACCAATAACATCATCAACATATGTTACATCACATACAGCATTATAACCATCACAATCATTACCAGGAAATGAAAACCCTTCAATCTCAGCCATTGGTAATCCACACCATGAATTAACTAATGGTGATTTTAATGATATTTGACATACCCATCCACTAACTTCTTCATCATACTCTTCAGTAAATGGTTCGAAACTTATATCATTTACTATATTTAATAAACTATTTGTATAATAAGGATGTCCTTTAAACTCTGTAATTATATCTTTTAATATATCAATTGTATCTGATAATACTTCATTTTCATTTGATTCATCTTTATTAACCAAATCAAATACTCTTATTTCAAAATCAATTTCAAAAGTTTTATATCCAATATTATTTTCCGATTCAGCCATAACTGCTGATATAGGATTAATCCACAATACAGGATGCATACTAGCTTTACTAGCACCAACTTCCCAATTATCACCAATACCAAAACCGTTTATTTGATAGTGTCTATTAGCAGCATCTTTAAATACTGTTATTAATTGATTTATTGTTTTTATTTTAGCCATATAATTTTTTAATTATGTTTATTCATCATTTCTTGTCTTTTCCTAACACTAGCTTCATAATCATCCCTCTCCTTCCAATAACTAAGCAAATTTAAACAGTTAATATATGATTGTTTATATATTTCATCAAACTTAGTTATATCCCCATTAGCCAATTTCTCCACTATTGAGTACCATCTCCATCTACTATCCATTGAAGGTCCACTAATTTCTTTCGAATCCTCATCATCATTATTAGATTTATTAGTACCAAATAATCCACTATAACTATTTAATATTATTGTATGCCAATTGTTATAGTTTAATACCAAGTTCATAGCATCAATTATTGATAATTCTTTATTAAATAAATCTATTCTTTCATTTATAATATCAACATTGAATTCTTCATTTTCTGGTCTTAATATAATTGATAAAATATAGGGAATAGATGATATACTATTTAACTTATTACTATCTATCAATGTCTGAATACTTATATACTCACCAATAGTTATTTTATTTAAATTAATGATTTTAAAGGTCGTTTTAGCAATCTTTATTTCTTTCCTAATATTTGTATCAAATTTTTCATTTAAGAAGCTTAAATGCGAAGTAATTGCCATTATAGACTCTTCTGACCACTTAGATATTTCTTCTATGGTTATATTATCATTAAATACATTAATAATATCAATATAATATTTTATATCATCACCATCATGTATTAATTTTGATAACTTTATAAACTCATTTAGGGTTACACTATCCCAACTATCTGGTATATTTATTTTCATAATTAAGCTACTCTAAATCCTTGTGTACTTATATACTCAAATACCATTCTATATGCCATAGCATCAGCGAAATCTGGTGAGTGGCCCAATATTTGTTTCATCTCTTGCTTTGAATTAATTTCCATCTTGGAATCAGTATTAAGTTTTTCTTTTCTCCTTATTACCATTAATTCATTCTCCAGTTCCTTTTTATATTTATCTGTAGATATCTTTATCTTTCCTGCTCTAATAAGTTCACCCAATTTAAAATATAATTGTGTTTTAAGGTTTTTATAATTTTCACCCTTATATGGTGTACCATTATTTATAATACCTTTTGCTGATTTTAAATATTGGTTTATATATTGTCCAACACCATCACTATCATATGTTATATTTCTTGTCTGAACATTATACTTCATAGCAGTTGATTTAATTGTATCTAATACATTATCATCTTTATCTAATTTAATAATATCTATAACAGTATTTCCTTCCCATACAAATAACACACAACCATCATTCTTAAATGCTATATCAGCTGAAATATATCTTGTTTTATTTGTTTCAACAAATGTTGATAATTCATACATTTCTTTAATATCATCTAATGATAATAAATTATTTGGGTTATCTTCAACTTCCCATTTTCCATGTAATAATCTTTCTACTTCATTTGGTGATAAAGTTAATCTTAGATTGGTTAAATAATCTTCAGATAAATAAGGATTATCTAATGCTGTTGCTTTAATAAATTTTCTCCACTTTGGTAATCTCTTTTCTTTATCAGCAACATAAAAATCATCATATAAAAAGTTTCTGGAAGGATTACAAGTTAATAATAACATTGGTTTTATTTTATAATCTTTATTTAACCATCTACCTAAACGTGATTGTAATACTTGTTTACCCTTTATTTCAGTTTCACCTGCTTCATCTATTACAGCAAATGTTAATAATAAACCACCTAATCTAGTATAATCAGGGTCTCCTGGTAAATATCTTAATTCTTGTAGTATTATCTCACTACCATTAAAAAAAGTTATCTTACCTTCTATTTGATTATATTTATAATGGTCTTGTGTTAAACCAAAATTTGGAAATACTTCTGATAATAATGTAACTACTGTAGTCTTTTTTAATGTGGTTAATTCATTTCTACATAGACCAACTCTTATCCTTGGGTATTCAAGACACTTAATAGTTATTAATGATGCCATTAAATAAGTCTTTGCTGCTCCAATACCACCACCAAATAATAATTCAAGCGTATCTGCATCGTTAAATGCTTCAAACACTTTATCTTGCTTTTGAGTCGGTGTGAAATTAATTACCATATTATTGATTATTATCAGTTGGTTTAATATAGTTAATAACTATACCCTTATGCTCAATTTCAGATTTTTCTGGAGCATAAGCACCTAATAATTTACTAATTTGGTCTAATGCTTTTAATGCATTATTATATTGTTTACAATCCTTAGTAGATACTAATATTTCTTCCAATTCTTTAAGTATCCTTTCTCTATTCATAATTATATCTTTATCCATTTTATCTTCTAAATCTTTAGTTCTTTTACATAAGAAATAATTAAAATATGGGTGTTTAAATTTTTTAGTAGCATTTGCTTTTATATTTTTATCATGACTTCTTGGATTATATACTTTCTTATATGCTTTTAAAGCATTACCACTTTTTAAGTATTCATTAACCATCATCTCAATCCTATATTTAGAAACACCATATTTAATACCAAATGTTTCAGTCATCCATTTCATCTCATCTTTATGTTTAAAACCTCTAGTATAATTACTCATATTATAATTTATTCTTTTATTATTTTTATTATTTCTTTAACATAACCTACTGGTATTACTACTGGTACTATTACTGGTAATACAATAGTTAATGTAATTATCTTAATTATTTTTAAAATTAGTCGCATAGTATTGTTTTAATTTATCGTGTACATTTCTTATTACTCTTCCGCATTTACTACAAATAAATCCTCTATCATCATATAGGTATCTATAGAAGTTATACATTTTAGTTATATCATCACCATTTAATCTTTTAAGCGATATTAAATGTTCCAATAAGTTAATATCTTCTGGTGTCAATTCTTCTTTCTTTTTCATAAGTTATAATTTAATATTATTATATATATAGTTATCAAATAAATATGCAAGTATTGATAAGCAACTACTTAAACATATATCATGTGTTATAATTAATGAAGTCCAAAACATAGCACATTTTGGACAACTTAAAATTATTTTTGGAACTATTATTAATTTTTTATAATTTTTTAAAATATCATTAAATATTTCAATAAAATCATTATAGTGGATTACTAACCACCATATGCCAATTATTTTAATATATATTTCCATATTAGATTAATGTTAATAAATGTTTTATGTTTTTTATTTCAGTTTTGTATTTATCTGATATTGTTTTATATAGCTGTTTACAAACGAAGTGAACGTAAGTATAATGTATGTTAGTTTCTTCTCCAATATCTCTATAACTTTTTTTACCGTAGTAATATTTTTTAAATAATTGGACCTTATACCATTCAGTTATATTTTTCTTTTCAAGTCTATTTAAATAGCATCTAATTTTATTATCTAGTTGTTTAGTTAAGATATCAATTTGCTGAAGTATTTCATTTCTTTCATTGGTATCATCATATATTAATAAATCTTTATTGAGTGTTTCATTTTTATATGATATATCATTATCTAATATAAGCATTTCTTTATTTGATTTATTTTTATTAAATGCTGAGTATTTATAAATAAAGGTATAATATGCTGTATTATATATATACTTAAAAAAGTATTCATCATCAGTAATTGGTGTGTCAATATTTTTATTATGAAATATAATATAAAGTTCTTGCATTAAATCATCTGCATCATCTGGAGTTATATTATATTTATTAATTATGTTTTTTTTAATGGTATCATAATTATTTGTAAATAGGGTTAATAGTTTATTCATTTTTATTGTTTTATATCGCTTATATATATAGCATATTTTATTATATCTTCAATTCTTAATAAGTGAAATTTGCTATGAATAACTTCTTTTGTGTCATGATATAATTTATTTGTGATAAATGATTTAACAACTTCAGTTTTAAAGTAATATATCTTATTTAAACCTTTAACGTACCAGCACCAAATATCACTCTCAGTTGTCATTATTCCACTAGGTTTACCATTCTGTTCTATTTCCAATCCAACATTACCAG